CTCACAACAAATATCCTGATCGTTGGTTGAAGCGTTACCCATATCAAAAGTGGAGCAGGAGAACCCCCTCTTGCGAAACTCCTCCATAAACTTACCCAGGAGGAGAGAACCCAAGGCCTGACTATCACAGCCCAGAAGAAACAGCCGGTCAAAATCTATCCCGGATAACATAAACTCTCTCCGGATACCAGGGTTGTTAGCTGAATAGGAGTAAGTATCAAAGGTAATATTCTTGACACCAGCCCACTTCAGATGCTCACAATATCCCTCTATCTGATCAGGAGAATCCGCCATATAAACAAGGTACGGTTCAATCCTGGCTACCACCCGGACACCGGCTTCAACCAAATTCTTACAAGCTTGTATCCTCTTTTGGAAGGATGGAGCACCTGGTTCTAATCGTTTAAGGAACACACTATCTGAAGATATCATAGTAAGATGGAGTGCCGTCCTAGCTTTATTCTCACTAAGCACCTTCACGTAATCGTCTTCCCCAACCAAACTGCTCTTAGTGTTAATCATTAATGGATAGCTGACTTCCCGAAGGTATTCCAGAAGAGAAAGGCTCACCCCGGCTGAACGTTCCTTATACAAAAAATCCTCGAAACGAATCCCAAACCTCATGGGGATTTCCATTGCAATAGCCTTCCGAACTTCCCCGGAAACATCGTGGGGGTTCTTATCTCGGAAAACCATCAGCTTGTCCAACTCCCGCTTGTAGTAATCCGCATTACAATGACGGAGCCCCATCGTTTTAGAGTTATCGAAGAATGCCGTGTATAAGGAAGCCCTGAAAGCATTCGCATAGCAATACTTACAAGCAAACGGACAGGTTAATCCATCCCAGACATCTATATTCAACGGCATCGGGCACGCCTGCGCCCGAAGAGACACTTCAAGGAATGAGTTGACCTCTTCCTCATTGAGGAGACGTTCCTGGGATTTCATCTCCCCTGAGGCAATATTGAACTGCTTATACCCTGACTTCCGGCCCTTTTCCCTGATCCCCGTTGTTTCGGAAAGCTCTTTTAGCACCGTTGAACGAGGCACAACTTGACTCACCGCTTTTCTCAGTTCCCAATAATCCACGCTAATTCCTCCAATCAGAAACTAAATTTAAACCTCCTCAAATCAGCCCCTTATAGCCATTCCCTCTCAATCCAAGAACACCCGAATCATACAAAGTGTAATTTGTCTTGGATTGACCCATTAAAACCGTTTTCCCCTGCTCGTAATCACCTACTCCGTCCCACGTTTTTTCCAAAATCTCTTCAAAAGACAATCCATCTTGAACCATTTTCTTCCAATGATGGGTGTTAAATGTAGTGGGATTTGGAACGTTAATCCCACAACAAGTGTTGGCTGGTTCCCGATAGTTCGGCCCGGTATTCACGAAGTCCGGACAACCCAATTTTATATCATACTTTTTAGCAATGTCAATCAACTTGGAAAGCGTGGCTTTCCAAGGTCCATCCTGATTTCCCTCCCATATCTTTTCAATATCTAAACCGATTTTCACTAGCCGTTTAGCTACATAATCATTCAAGTGAAGATTGTACGTGTTGTAACTTGGAATTCCATTGGATTTTAACCACTTCATAGTCTCTTCAAAATCCTTCGGTGTATGATAACCCGGAATAAAAGGTTCCCCATTGACCCCAATGGGAATACCCCACCTTTTGAGTCTTCTGAGATGCTTCATCCGATCTGCCGGCTTGGTGGTTCTCTTTCGTTCAAATAGCTCCCAATCCCCTTCTCCACCTGGTGAAATAATTGGGAGAGCCGTAATTAATCCTTTTTTTCCAGCCCTTCGGATCAACTCCTCATACTCCATCATCACCTCGGTAAATCTTGTTTGAATAACAAAAGACCACCTGAGCTGAATAAGTATGTTCATCACCTTTTTGGTTATTTGGTGGGTACGTTCGCAAGTTTGAAACGGGTCTGTCTTACTGCCTATCCTAATAGTTTTCTTCTGTGCTATACTTGATGCTAGTGGGGTTTTTGGGTTCTTATTTTTTAACCCGGTTCTGAGCTTCTTTTCAAACAGCTCAACATCTAAAGGACGAAGGTCTTTGCCCCACACCTGATTAAGTCGTCTAAAGAAGCAATGATGGCAATCAGTGAGACAATTCCAATAGCTATCTAATGTAAAGGAGAGGGGACAGTACACGCTGTCCCCTCTCACTGTGAGTCCTGATTTAAGTAACCGCATTAGTTCTTGATGAGGTTCCCGCCATCGATGGTCGCCAGATCGAGAGCCTTGAGAGCCAGGACCACTTTGCCGGCATTCGATGATGCTTCCTTAATGTTGTCCTTCCCACCCTTCTCGATGTAATAATCGTTGGACTTGGTTGAGAAGTCCTTGAGACTGATCTTCTTCCCGGCCTTGAGCTTCTTGAAAACTTCGACGGACGCTTCAACCCGGCTGATATCGGTGAGCCTGGGGGGAAGGTTGGACTTTTTCTTGGGTTTGTCCTCGGTGTCGGCCTTCTTGTCGGCCTTCTTGTCGGCCTTCTTGTCGGCCTTCTTGTCGGCCTTCTTAGCCTTGGATGCGGGCTCATCCTCATCCTCGTCATCATCCTCATCTATATCGTCGTCATCATCCTCATCCTCATCCTCATCCTCGTCGGGCTCATCCTCGTCGGGCTCATCCTCATCCTCGTCGGGCTCATCCTCGGAATCATCGGGCTCATCCTCGTCGTCCTCATCCTCCGGCTTGCCTTTGCCGATGAGCTTTTTCATCTCAGCCCACTCTTCATCCGTGAGATCGCCCGGTTCCAGATTCTCATAGCAGTCCTCAATCTCCGCCTTGAGTTCATCGTCCGACAGGTCCAGGTCAATTTCCGGATCGACCACCTTGTTCAGTGCTTCTGCCAACCTGCGTGCCGCCGAAGCTTTTTTGGAATCCTTCTTTCCACCCTTTTTCTCTGTTTTTTTGGCCATCTTGTTCCTCCTTAAAAAGTTTTAATTTTTTTTTCGTATCCAAAGAGACTATACCTGATAACCAACTGTTTTACTACCTCGATTATAACTAATACTGATCTCTTTGAATTGGCTAGCATACTATAATCCATCCTTTCCTCTTTCTTTCAGCCTTTTTTCACTTTTTCTTCGCTTTTTTGGCTTTTTTTGTATCTGTAACGGGCTTCTCTTCCTGTTTTGGACTTGTACGAGTGAAAAAATACCCTCCAAGAAACGGTCTCCCAATAGTAAGTGATTGAAGAACTTTGACCTGCCTTCCCTTTCTGATCTTCCCCTCCCGAATAACCACAGGAGCAATCCGCATCTCACTATTGTTATATTCCTCATCGGTCTGATTAAAGGAGAACACTGCCGTGGGATGGGCGTTCTTCCGTTTGTCCTCGCTTTGGTTACGCATATCAATCAACTCCTTATGATACGCATCCTGATTAGCCTGCGTGGAAGTTATTACTAAATTATGTTTTTCCTGAGACAACCTCCGAAGAGACTTCCAGGTTGTGTTAATCTGATGACGTACCTCCTTAGAAGACCCTGGCTCAGGAGCTAATATGTCCACGTAGTCCACAATAATAACATCAGGAACAAACCCCTCAGACTCTTCCCACACGGTAAGCTGGTTGCGCATAAAGTCAACGTTTAAGGTGTCACTAGGGTGGCTGGTAAATTTGAACTCTTTACCCTTGTGGGTGGAAAGGAGCCTTTGGGCTATTCTATCAGCTTCTGCGTCAGTTACTGTAGCTGAAACAGTCTTCTCCCTCCACCAAGAAGCCCCTCGATATAATGAAGGGTGTTCCCTCCTACAATAAGTACAGGGTTGGTACTCCTCCGGGTCCACGTCCTTATAATTGACCTTAACCGGCCTTCCCTCCTCGTCATAATCTATTACTGACACAAAAGAGGTTCGTTGCTTCCGATCACACTCCCCGGTTTGATTATAGTAGCAATCTAATACTGGAACAAGGATTGTCCCACAATCATCTTCATAAATAGGCTTTCTAGCCAAGTAGGAAGCAAAACGTCTACCCCACTGAGATTCACTCATGTCGCCAGCTTCGCAATACCACACATTGTTCCGATTCTTGATAGCTCTTACCATCAACTCCATCAGCCACCAAGACTTGCCAATTTTCTCCCGTCCCAGATACACCACGAAACAATCCCTAGCATGATGCCTATTCAACATCATCCCCAAATCCCCAGGGAAAGTAAACAACGGACTATAAGTATCAGAAAAAACCTTGAAGAAAAAATC